TTGAAGGAGATTATGGAATTAGTGCCAATTTAAGAAGAGTAATAATATATGAAGATGTTCCAAGACAAGGAATCATGTCTCAAATATATGGTGGTATTCCAGAAGAAAGAACTTTGGTTATTGAGGGGCATATTGAAGCAGATATGTTTACTATTAAAGGAATGACTCTTGAAGATATTGTTCTTTTAAGAGATTTGTGTAGTCATGAATTAGACCACAGAATAAATCAAAAAGGAAAGAAAATTTATGGGTGATTATTTTGACGAATTAATATCTGTAACAGGAAATGAATATGCATCCAAAGTATCGGATGGTATGTTAGGAAACGTAAATGAACATATTGATACTGGATCTTATATTCTTAATGCTCTTTTGTCTGGCAGTATTTACAAAGGGCTACCATCCAATAAAATCACTGCTTTTGCGGGCGAATCGGCGACTGGAAAAACATTTTTCCTACTTGGAATTGTCAAACAATTTCTTATTGACAACCCAACTGGCGGTGTTTTGTATTTTGAGTCTGAGTCTGCTCTTACTCATGATATGATTGAGGAAAGAGAAATTGACAGTACAAGATTTATTCAATTACCAGTTGCCACGATACAAGACTTTGCTCAACAAGCATCAAGAGTAGTAGACAAACATATAGAGAAAAGTGAAGCACCACTTTTACTTTGTCTTGACAGTCTTGGTATGTTATCTACAGCAAAAGAAGTTGAAGATATTACTGATGGTGCAAACAAAGTAGATATGACTAAGGCACGAATTGTAAAGGGCACTTTCCGTGTTTTGACTCTTAAACTTGCTAAGGCTGGTATTCCTTTACTTGTTACAAATCATACATACAAACAAATTGGAACAATGTTTCCACAAGACATAATGGGCGGGGGAAGTGGACTTCAATATGCTGCTTCAACTATTATATTCTTGTCGAGAAGAAAAGAAAAAATAGGAACTGATATTATTGGAAATATAATACATTGTAAAACCTTCAAGTCGAGACTCACTAAAGAAAATAAAAAGGTAGATGTTCTTCTAACATATGATGAAGGGTTAAGTCGATATTATGGACTACTTGAATTAGCAGAAGAAGCAGGAATATTCAAAAAGGTTGCTACACGTTATGAAATGTCCAATGGAACAAAACTTTATGGAAAACAAATACTAAGTGATCCTGAAAAATATTTTACAGAGGATATAATGACAGATCTTGATAGTTATTGTCAAGATCAATTTACATATGGGAAGGGGAATGATGCCGAACTTAGCACCAGTGAATCAACCGAAGAAGAAGCTAAAGGATAATTGGTTTAGAGTTGTTCCAAATCCAATTGATCCAGATGATGAGGGAATGTGTATCCAAATTAAAGAAGGTCCATTTGCTCATGTTGTTATAAAATATAAAGACTTTAAAACACATAAAGAACTTAATGAAGATGGTTCTATTAATTGTGATTATGGATATGATATTATAATGGCTCCAGATAATGTTGGAAATAGAGATATTACAGATGAGCAAGGAGAAATTTTTGAAAAACAGCTTGGTGAAGCAATTATAGAACTTTTATGGGAGTCTGCTAAGAATGAGAACGGAAACGGCAATACTGAAGAATCTACTACAGAATGAAGAATATACCAGAAAAGTTTTGCCTTTTCTGAAAACTGATTATTTTACAGAGAATGCTGATAAAACAGTTTATGGTAAAATACATGATTTTGTAGTTAAATATAATAATCTTCCTTCAAAAGAAGCTCTGGTGATAGAACTCACAGGGACTAAAATGAATGAAGATGAATTCAAAGAATCAATGGAGTTATTGGATGAAATTAATTCGGACTCAGAAGATTATACAGACCTCAGATGGTTACTCGACACAACAGAAAAATTCTGCCAAGACAAAGCAATCTACAATGCAGTGGTCGAATCAATATCAATCCTCGACAGCCCCAAAACTGACAAAGATAAAGGATACATTCCTGATTTATTGTCTGGTGCCCTCGCTGTTAGTTTTGATCCTCATGTTGGGCATGACTATCTGGATGACTCTGATGATAGGTTTGATTTTTATCATAGGATTGAAGAGCGTATTCCATTTGACCTCGATTATTTTAACAGGATTACAAAAGGTGGTTTACCGCAGAAGACATTAAATATTTGTCTTGCTGGAACTGGAGTGGGTAAGTCTTTGTTTATGTGTCATATGGCATCAGCGTGTTTATCTCAAAATCAGAATGTACTTTATATTACATTGGAAATGGCAGAAGAGAAGATTGCTGAAAGAATTGATGCGAATCTTCTTGATATTGCGATTGATGATTTACATGCTCTTCCAAAAGATTTATATGATAGGAAAATGAATAATTTAAAAAAAACAATTAAGGGAAAATTGATTGTTAAAGAATATCCTACTGCTGCGGCAAATGTGAATCATTTTAGAGCTCTTTTGAATGAATTGAATCTCAAGAGGTCTTTTGTTCCAGATGTTATTTTTGTTGATTATATAAACATTTGTACATCTTCAAGAATTAGAGCTGGAGCAAATGTAAATTCTTATACTTATATTAAATCTATTGCTGAAGAATTGCGTGGATTAGCTGTAGAGAATAAACTTCCAATTATGTCAGCAACTCAGACAACTAGGTCAGGACATTCAAATACGGATGTGAGTCTTGAAGATACAAGTGAATCTTTTGGTCTTCCTGCTACAGCAGATCTTATGTTTGCTATTATTTCTACAGAGCAGATGGAAGCACTTGGACAACTTTTAGTAAAACAACTTAAAAACAGATATAATGATCCTACCTTAAATCGCAAATTTATAGTTGGAGTTAATAGGGCTAAAATGAGATTATTTGATGTAGCACAATCAGCTCAAGATGAATTAGTTGATACTGGACAAAAAGAAGATGACACACCATCATTTGATGTAGCAACTGGTGGAAAATTTAAAAAACGAGATTTCTCAGGATTTGATTTATGAGTAATAGGGCACAAAGAAGATTTGAAGAACGGGCTAAAAAGAAAGCAATAAAAAGGGGTAGTTTCCAAATGGAAATGGAAGCCATGATGCCTTGGGCTGATACCCTGATGAGAATTACATTGCCCCCTAATGTTGTACAAGGTATGCTTGATATTACAGACCAAGTTCTTCAAGATCCAGATAGAAAAAATTGGGGTTATAATTTAGCTGGTCAAATACAAGATGAACCATTAATTCCTCATCAAATGATGCAAGACTATAAGTTTAAAGAGCCAGGAGGGAATGAAGGAAATATTTTTAATTTTTTCATGAATATGGTAGGAGAATATGTTACACATTGTCACAAACAAATGGCAACTTCAATTGACATAGATAAAATTAAAGATGAACAATATATGACACAAATGAAGAGTTGTTGGACTATTAGTCAATGGTCAGGAGAGTATAATCCAATTCATGTCCATACAGAATGCCAGATGTCAACTGTAATGTATCTCAAAGTACCTAAGTTTTTACCATCAGTTAAACCAGAAAGAAATGATGATGGTAATATCATGTTTATTGGTGGTGCTGGTGGTGGTTCTCGATTAACACGTAATTTGATGAAAATAGCACCAAAAGTGGGCGATTTCTACATTTTTCCAGCTCATCTTCAACATACAGTATATCCATTTAGAACTGATGGGGATTTTGAAAGAAGAAGTGTTTCATTTAATGCTGATTGGATAGCTAAAAGTCAATTTGATTTACAACAAGAAGAGATGAAAAAACAGCAACAACAACAACAATCACTATCATCCGCACCAACACCAGTTACAAATGCTCCAGAAACATTAAAAATTAATACAGGTGATGGCTAATGGAACATATAAGGTCTGATAATGTAGATGTTGTAGATAAACCTCCTGGAAAAACTAAGAAAAAGAAGGAGCCAGCACCTCCAAAGAAGTACAAAGTCATTCTTCATAATGATGATTTTACTCCTATGGACTTTGTAGTTTTTATATTGCGTGAATTTTTTCATAAAACAGAAGAGGAGGCTAACTCAATTACACTTCAAGTACATAAACTCGGTCATGGAATTGCTGGAGTTTATGATTATCAAATGGCAGAACAAAAGGTTTATGATGTTTCAGAATGTGCCAAAGAACATCAATTTCCTTTGAAAGTTAGTGGTGAACCAACTTAAAGACAATAATGTAGTTAATTTAGAAGAATATAGAAAAGGAAAGAATAAAGGAACACCTA